TGTTAATATGCTAATGTGTTAATATGCTAATGTGTTAATATGCTAATGTGTTAATGTGCTAATGAGTGGCACAATCCTTAGCATATTAGCACATTACCACATTAGCACATTATCACATTAGCACATTACCACATTAGCACATTAGCATATTACCACATTACCACATTAGCACATTATCAGAATGACCGAAGAAGAAGCCCACCGCTATCGAGAGGAGAAGCAGCGCGTATCGCGTTCGCTCGCTGCTAAATCGTTGGAGTCGTACCACCTTGAGGAGGTCGACCCTCGGCTCTACGTGTACGTATCAATGGTGCGCGACAGCCCCACCGAGCATAACCTTTGGGAGCAGTTGGCCGTTGAGCGTTTCCTGCGTATGGTGAAGCGTTATGGACTTGACGCTCGCAAGGTGCGCCGCTTCTACCTCTTCTACGAGTCGCTCTACTTCCCTGGAAAGGAAGGCATGCAGCACTACAAGTTGACGCCCGTGCAGTGCTTCCAGTTTGCGGCCGTATATGGCTTTTGGCAACGAGGGCGTCGCATCGTGCGTGAGGTCTGTCTGTTTGTACCCCGAAAGTTTTCGAAGACTACCTCAGGTGCAGCCTTCCCCCTCTACGATCTCTTCTTTGGCGACGCCAATGCCGAGTGCTACTTTGGCGCCAACTCTTACGACCAAGCGAAGAAAGGCTTTAACGTCTTGCGCGGCTGCGTGCGTAGGCTCGACCCGCGCGGCTTACGCTATACGGTGAACGAAGACGTCATCAAGAGCCGACGGCAGGACCGCACGGCCTTTGCTCAGTGTCTGACAGGCAATAGCCGCACCAAGGACGGATTAAACGCCTCGACCGTCTTAATCGACGAATACTCCCAAGCGCGCACAAATGAACTCCTCACCGTCCTCACTACCTCCATGGGTGTGCGACAGAACCCCCTTACGGTGATCATCACCACCGCGAGCGACGTGTTTGAAGGTCCATTCTACGCCAAGTTGCAAGGCTACAAGCGGCTGCTATTAGGCGAGGTGGAAGACGACAGCGTATTTGCCCACCTCTTTGAGCCCGACGTCGACGACCCTGAGGACCAGCCCGCGACGTGGCGCAAGGTCCACCCCCACATGGGCGTGACCGTTAGCCTCGAATTTTACGAAGCCGAATATCGTGCAGCACGTCGCGACGGTGCGGAGGCGATGTTGGCCTTTCGCACGAAGTTGCTCAACGTCTATGCCGAACAGCAGCAGCGCTCATGGATAACGGCCACCCTCGCCACCGACATTATGCGTCCCTTCACGCTCGACGCGATCAAGGGCCGTCCCGATGCAATGGTGGCTATCGACTTGAGCGAGAGTGACGACTTCTCGGCCGTGACGACTGGCTTCTATTCGCCCGAAGAGAAGTCGTTCACCTTCCATACGGCCTACTTCTTCCCTGATGAAGCCCTGGCGGGCCACCCCAACGAGCGCCTTTACCGCAAGTGGGCCGCCGAGGGCCACCTCACGCTGACGCAAGGCCCTGTCATCAACTACCGCACGATCGTCGACTACGTGTTGCGTGTCAACCGCTCCGTGCGCATACTCTCTATTGGTTACGACCCTTGGAAGAGTCAAGAACTTATCAACATGTTGGCCGCATCAGGCGCGCGAGACGTGTTGCGCGGAGTGAAGCAGACGTATGGCAACTTTACCGCCCCCGTCCAATCCTTTGAGCATGGCTGCAAGACGGGGCATATCTTCATCAATCCTAACCCGATTAACGCCTACTGCTTTGGCAATGCCATACTCGACACCGACAACCTCGGCAACTCTAAGCCCATTAAGCGCGCTCGCTATCAAAAGATTGACGGACTCATAACGATGCTCATGTGCTTGAGACTGTTTATAGATTATGAGCGGTAATAAAAGCGTATCAATTTGTAGCCCTTTGCCGTTAATACGGATAATAGTATCTTTGCATTGCTCTAATAACGAAAAGCAGGAAAAAACAATGAAAGAAGTAAAAGCAATTATCGAGCGTTCCTCAGAGGGACGCTATAGTATTTACATGGAGACGATACACTATCGTATCTTATAACGGCTGAGGGTGCTACGCTTGATGAAGCTAAGGACGACTTCATGACTTATTACAACGAGACAAAAGAATACTTCAAGAGCCATAACGAAGCATTTGAAGAAGTAGAGTTTGACTTCTGTTACGATATGGCATAAGCAGTTTTGCGCAAACCCTGTCGGGCGTTCATTTCGTACGTCCGTAACCTCCCCATTCAGGTACTTTGTATTTCATATAGTTATTTGACACATCGCGCCCGCCACCTGAGGGCGCAAAACATTCAAGCGCCCCACCATGTAACAATGGTGGGGCGCTTTTACTTTAATACGAAAAATAGAAAAATGAAAAAAGTGGGATAAAAAGATACACCGCGTTTCGCAACGAAGCGTATCCTATATTAATGAAATCATAATGAGTTAATTACAAAGGTAGCAATAAAAAGCCACGCGCGCTTGCCGCGTGGCTAAATAAATGTGTCTAAAAACGTTTTATTTAATGGCATTAAAATGAATTCCAAATCAGGAATGCTGCGCCCTTCTGCCTCTTCTAACCCCTTCATTTCGTTGTAACACGCATATAAGTCGGCCTTTGCTTCGGCTATCGTGTTGCCATATCCTGCAAGGCCAAAGTGCGCGAACTCTTTATTAACGTAACAAGCAAAACGGCCGTCAGAATCCTTTTCGACCGTCACTGTAATTTTCTCCTTTTTCATATTGTATTAATGTTTTACCGCTTTCTATTGAAAAATGGGGCAACTACTAAAAGTAGCACCCATTTGTCTAACCAACTGATCAAAAAAAGACGGGTCTCATCGAATAGTGATGAAACCCGTTTTGTCTTTTTATAGTGCATATCGAAGCGAAAGGTGCATTCGTACACACTTTTTTCACGATGCAAAGGTACTCATTTGCTCTGAAACCGACAAACATTTTTGCCGTTTTCTTTTATCGTTGCCTCCTTTATTCTGCTTATTTATAATATGGCGACCTGTATATTGAAATGTATTAACCCGAAATGCCAGTTCTCTGTTCTATTAAGGAACGGATTGCAGGGCATTTCCCGTATAATTTTAGAGTTACATCCTTTAGTTCCTTCTCCATATCGTATAAACGATTTGGGGATATTGTGTTTAGCATATAACGTACAACATGAAGTACGCTATACAATCTATTGCATTGTGTTTCATTAAAGCGGCCCGCAGGTCCTTTTCTTACTGATGTTTCTAATTTTATGTCATAAAGGACATTCCCATGGGCGCACGCATTTCTAAGGTTGCGTATCGCCTCAATATAATTAAAGAATACAGACACCTTATTGATGTTAAAGTGTTTGCATATTAATCTTTGGTCATCAGTAATCAATAAATTGTCATACAATTTAGTTAAATTACCAAATACCATAAACTCCATAGTTTTCCACGCAGGAGCATACTCGTCGCATGGATGTTTCTTTTTATGACGTTTGATGACTTCCTTTTTAGATATTTTCTTATAAACTTCTTTTGGAAAGTCTCGGATAAATGACTGCGATACAACAGAAGGGTCTACGAACCATATTGGATTTGAATTGTATTTATTCGACAACTCATATATCATTGTTGTACGGATTGCCACTTCTATTCTTGAAAGATACTTATTTATAATGTTACGCAAATCAAAATCGTAATAATAAAGTGCTACTGCATCTTCAAATTTAGTATTCTCTATTACCTCATGCTTTCTACGGTTATCTAAAAATGGATACGTTTTTTCAAAAGGGAAAAAATAAAAGCCCAGCCTATAATAACCAATGTCAGACAAAATTTCTTCTGCCTTGTCATGATCATTTACAATCACGCCACGGCTCTCTAAAATGCTTATTTGGTTGGCAAATGTTGTCGCCTGCTTCTTAGCCTCTGTCATGTACTATATTTTTGAATACAAAATTACGAAAAATCATTGGTAATGTTATATAGCTCCCCCCAATCCTCACTTTTTTCAAAGAAAAACGCCAAAAGGTGGTACCACCTACATACCTTTTGCGCGTAGGGTATGAACGTATTACGCAGACTATTCAAGATAAAACGCAGCAGCGAGGGTGCTAACTCCTCGTCAGAGGGTAGGACCGCCCGCGCTGGGGCTTTGCCGCTTTTCACCTCAGCGGTGGGCGATCCCTTAGCCATTAGCACCGTCTATCGCTGCGTGCGTTTGCTTTCAGAGAGTGTGGCCAACTTGCCCCTCCGCTATATGAAGCTAAAGGGCGGCATCTTCGTCGACGACCGCCAGTCGCGCCTCCACTACCTACTGAGCGTGCAACCCAACGAGCTTTACTCCGCGTTCGACTTCTGGGCGCAAGCCGTGCAGCAGATGTTGCTGACGGGTAATGCCTATATCGTGCCGCAGTACTCGCCCTCGCTTGAGGTAGATCGCCTTGTGCTTTGCCAACCTGGCACAGTGAGTCACGACACCATAAACCGCACCTACACGGTAATGGACATGACCAACCGCCTAAGCGGCACCTTCGCGGAGGACGAAGTCGTACACCTCAAAAACCTCACCATTGACGGACAACAAGGCATCAGCACCTTAGCCTTTGCGCGCCTTACTACGCAGATAGCCGCTACAGGTGATAATGAGACGCTCAACCGATTTGCCAATGGAGGCAACGTGCGCGGCATCGTAGGCAACGACACGAGCGTGCGCGGATTTGGCGACTATCAAGACGACGAATTGGCCAAGACGGCCACCGACCTCGACCAATCATTCTCCGAAGGGAAGAAGATCGTCAGTCTACCGGGGCAAGTAAAGTTCAACCAACTCTCGCTCTCCAGCACCGACATGCAATTCTTAGAAAGCCGAAAGTTTACGGTACGTGAGCTTTGCCGCTTCTTCGGGGTTCACCCCTCATTCGTCTTTGACGACACGAGCAACAATTACAAGAGTGCCGAAATGGCCAACGTGGCTTTCCTCTCCAACACGCTCAACCCCCTACTCCGTAAGATAGAGAGCGAACTTCACCGCAAACTCATCGAGCCTTCGCTCTGTTGTGAGCGCCGCTTCGAATTCGACCGTCGCAGCCTCTATGCGTGCGACCTCGCAAGCCGCGTGCAGTATCAGACGCAGACGATAGCAGCAGGTATCTACACCGTCAACGACTGGCGACGTGCTGAGAACATGCCCCCCGTAGAGGGCGGCGACCGCCCCTTAGTTAGTGCCAACTTGAAAGCACTGAACGAAATGGAGGTTAACTCAACCACCGACAACTAACACACATTATTAATATACTAATGTGTTAATATGCTAATGTGTGAATATGCTAATGTGTTAATGTGCTAATGAGTGGCACAATCCTTAGCATATTAGCACATTACCACATTAGCACATTACTACATTAGCACATTCCCACATTAGCACATTTACACCTTATGAATAAGCAATTACAATTCCACTCCTCAGGCACCGTCCACGTGCGCAGCCGCCAAGGCAGCGAGGGCGAGGGCGAGAGCCGCACCATTGAGGGATATGCCATTTTGTTCAACACACCCTCTGCCCCACTGTGGGAGGACGATGAAGAAGTCGTGCGCGAACAGATAGCCCCCGAAGCCATAACGAAGGACCTACTCGACGGCTGCGACATCAAGATGACCATGAACCACGACTTCGCCACACTGCTCGCACGCAGCAAGCGCGGAGAGGGTACGCTACAGTACGACGTCGACGAGCGGGGCGTCCACTTCTCCTTCGATGCGCCCAACACCGACGACGGCGACCGCGCGCTCGAACTCGTAAGACGTGGCGACATCGACGGCTGCTCCTTCATGTTCTCTTGTTCGTACCGCCAACCCGACGTGACGAGCGAGTCGACCGCGAACAAGGAGACGGGAAAGGTCGAAAAGCTTTACACCATACGGGCGATTAATGGCATCTACGACTTTACGCTCACGCCCAACCCCGCTTACCCCGACACGGAAGTAAACGCACGCGACCTGCGCGGATTGACTCCAACTCCTCAACCAGACAACGCTGCCGCCCTCCGCGTCGAGGAACAAGTAAAGGCCATGCGCAGCGCGGCAAAGCAATCACTTTAAAGCATTAACCATTTAATAAACAATTAATTCATTACGATTATGAACAAACTTACGGTACGTCAAATCGTTGACAAATACCAAAAGAACTGCGCTCGCATCTCGGCCATTGCCGACCTCTGCGAGACGGAAAAGCGCGAACGCACTGAGGCTGAGAGCGCAGAGTACGAAGCCTTAGTGCGCGACAATGATTTGCTCCGCATGCGTATGCAAGCTGAAGCCACTCAAGCGCAGCAGAACCCCAACCTTATTGCTGACGCCAACAAATTGGTGCGTGAGAACATGGAGGCTGGCCGACAGACGCAAATCGTCTTCATGCGCGACCTCATGTTAGTGAGCGACGCCACTTCGGGCGGCATCATTCCGCTCAAAATTCAAGACATTCTCGACCCCTTAGTAGAGGGCTTAATCCTCAACAAGGTGGGTCTCCCCATGCCTACTGGCTTAGCTGGCGACTACGTATGGCCCACCTACGAAGCCGTTGAGGCACAAATCCAAGGCGAGGGCGTTGCGCTCACCGACACGAAGATCAAACTCTCAAAGCTCACCGCTTCACCTCAGCGCATTGGCGTGGCCATTCCTGTAACGCGTCAGACGATTATCCAGACGGAGGGCATCATCGAAACGATCGTGAAGAAGGTAATGCCTCAGTCAGTAGCCATGTTGCTGAACAAGATCTTGTTCTCTACCACGAAGGCTACCGCGGCTACTACGTTAGTAGGCCCATTCGTGGCGAAGGCTGCTAAACCGACCGCACTGAGCGCGACTCCTACCTTTGCCGACTTCAACAAGATGAAGGCTGCCGTGTTGGCCTCTGGCGTTGACGGTAGCAACTTGTGCTGGGTTATGACGCAAGCGCAGAAGGCCATTGCCGAAGCCACTCCGAAGGACGCTGGCTCTGGCATCATGGTATGTGAGAACGACCACATCGCGGGCCTCCCCGTCTTCTGCACTCACTACATTGGCGAAGGCTTCGTTGGCCTTGGCGACTGGCGCTACCAGCCCATGGGCATGTTTGGCGACATCTCGTTCATCATCGACCCCTATAGCCAGGCTCGCAAGGATGCCGTTGACTTCGTACTCAACGTCAACTACGGCACGACCACGCTCCGTCCCGAAGCCTTTGCACTGGGCAAATGCGCTGCAGGCGCCTAACCAATGTGCTAATGTGCTAATATGGAAATATGCTAATGTGGGAATGTGCTAATGTGGGAATGTGCTAATATGCTAATGCGCAGCACCACACATTAACACATTAATGCTAATATGCTAATACGCAGCACCGCACATTAACACATTAGCACATTAGCACATTAAAAAAACGAACCTAAAATCACTATTACCATGACCTATCTATACAAACCCCTCGCTCGCAAAAACTTTAAGACTGGCGAGAACATGTTCTACCCCGCGCCATTACCTGCGGCCGTTACCGACTTCGAACTCTTGGCAGCAGAAATCAGCGCGAAGTGTACCCTCACGCGTGCCGACGCTATGGGGGTGCTGAAAGAACTTGAACGTCAAATCCTTCATTCTCTGCTATCGGGTTACACCGTTCGCCTTGGTTCATTGGGGGCGTTTCGCCTTACAGCGAAGTCAGTAGGCGTTGAGATCAAAGACGATGTAAGCTCTCAACTCGTCAAGAAAGCTCGCGTGCGCTACGTGCCTTCGACGTGGATTAATAATAAACTATTACTCCAGAACGTCGATTTTAAGAATGTCTATAAAGCCAACAAGAAGAAAACCGATAAAACGCAACAAGCATGATTAAATTAGTAACACGTAGCATCAAGAACTCACGCGACCAAAAGTGGCGCTACTTCCCCGCTATCAGCTATAGCGGTACTATCACGCGCGACAAACTTTGCGAGCGCATAAGCGAGTCCACCACCTTTACCCATGCCGACGTACTCACGGCCCTTTGTGCCTTTGAAGAGGCCATTGCCGAAAAGCTACAAAGTGGCGGTATGGTAAAGCTCGGTTCACTTGGCACATTCCGCACTACATTGCGTTCAAAAGGGGGCGAGGTAAGCAAAGACGACGTTAGCGCGAAGAACATTCGCTCGCTCCACGTCGCTTTCCTCCCCTCAAGCACGCTCAACAAGCAACTGCAGGAGCAAGCACAGTACGCAATGTCGTAAAAAACGCGCTCAGCGATGCGCTCTCTACCTCTCGGTGAGGGGTTTCTGACTTCTCGGTGAGGAGTTTTCAACTTCTCGGTGATGGATAACGGAGCGCACAGAGAGCCACGTTTGTAATGATAAGTCATGGAAATAGTAATCTTTAGAGACTAAGCACACATTCATATTATGTCAGAAGTAGCCCTATCCCTATTTAAAAAACACGTTCGCGCAGATGATTTTAGCGACGACGACGACTACCTACAGCAATGCCTTGATGCCGCTGAGGCTTCAGTGGTGCGCGCTACAAACCGCACACTCGATGAGCTAAAGCTAATGGGCGGTGGGTCACTGCCCGCCCCCTTGGTGCAAGCTATTCTGTTGGTAGGAGGCTCGGCTTACGACCACCGCGAAAACGATGCTCCGCAGCAGTACAGTGAAATCCCGTGGGGCGCTTCATCTATCATCAAACAATACAGAAGACTATGCGTGCGGGAGGAATGAGATATCACTTACAACTCTTTCGCCCCGTTCAGACTACGAACGAATACGGCGAAGAGCAAACCACTTACACCCCGACTCGGATAATCTGGGCCGAGCGCGTCAAGTGGGCGGGCAATCGGAGTGAAGAGGTGGGCGAACACTTTGCCGCTTACACCGTGACCTTCCGCATACGCGATGTACACCCCATTGGTGAGGGGTGGCGCGTGCAGCTCATGGGCGAACATCTCTACACCGTTATGGCCATTGAGCCTAACCGCAGTAAGGGAATGCTTTCGCTCCTCTGTCAGCGCGTCAACGTGTGATGCTTAAAGACGATACTCCGCTTATGAAAACAGTATTAAGCGCAGGCACTGCCGTCTACGAGGTGCTGAGCGAAAGGTTAGCTAATAAAGTAACAAAAGTATTTCCCGTCGTGACAGATGAGGCCGTGCTTCCTTACGTCTGCTATCATCGCGAGGCCCTCGAAACGGCCGTTGCCAAAAATGCCAAAAGTGCCGATACGGCCACGATCGTAGTAGATTGTTATGCTGCTACTTACAATGGTTCTGTGGCTTTGGCTGAGGCTGTACGTGAAGCGCTTGACAACGTGAGCATTACCACCTCGGCAGGACTAACCGTCCGTTCTTCCTTCTTAGTCGATGCCGCTGAGTCGTGGACGGACGATGCTTACTTACAGTCGCTCTCCTTTAAACTCCGTTGCTAATGGATAACGACAACGAGAAAGCGCTGCAGACCTTCCAGCGCGAATTGGCAAAGCTTTACGCCAGCCTCTCGCCTAAGGAGCAGCGCAAGGCCATTGCCGCTTCGATGAGGCGCGAGGCCAATCGCTTGAAAAAGGCCGCACAGACGAAGGTGCGCACTTCGGGCCTCTCGGCCAAGACGGGGGTGGACAAGGGCGTCTACGCTCGCGTCTACCCCAAGCGCTACGGCACTGGCTTTATGGTGAGCGTTAAGCCCCACGGAGCGAAGAAGGGCATACATACCAACCGCCAGGGCAAGCAGAAGCCTGTACTCCTATTTGCCGAGGAAGGTACGAAACAGCGCAACGTGGGCCGTCGCAAGGGCAACGCGCAATATCGCCAAGGCCGCTTCGCTCAGAAGAAGTGGCGCGACTATAGCCGCTCAGGCCATAGCACGGGGCGTATGTCTCCGTATAAGTTTCTCGCCATGACCGAACAGACCGAAGCGGCTGGCATCGAGCAGCGCCTTTGGACTGACTTCGAGCGCAACGTCGATAAGGCGGCAAAAAATTAATCAATGTGCAAATGCTGAGTCAATGTGCAAATGTGCGAATGTGCAAATGTGCAAATTGTCGCCTTTGTACGCTGAGTATTTAAAACATCAATCAATCATTCTCACATTTGCACATTCGCACATTTGCACATTGATTAAGCTCATTAAACTCATAAACTCATTAAACTCATAACACATTATGGCAAACACTGGTTATATCAATGGTAGTGACCTCTTGCTCTCAATAGACGGCAAAGCCGTGGGTCACTGTTCAAGCCACAAAGTAACGTACAACTCTGAGACAAAGGAGAGAGCCGTGAAGCCTGTAGCAACGCAAGGCGCGGGCGCAGGACTTTGGAAGGACAAGAGCGTTACAGGACTTTCTATCACAATTAGTGCCGACGGTCTCCGCTTCTACGACGAGACGGAGAGCGGCTTCACCGAGATTTCTGCCTCTTGGGGCGTAGGTAAGGCCGTTGACGTGAAGTGCTTCCCACGTGGCGACGGCAAGCCAGCTACTCAAGTTCCTTACCTCGAAGGAAAGTTTGTGATCACCTCTATCGAAGAGGACGCTCCAGCACAGGACGACGCTACGTATAGCGTTAACCTCGAAAACGCGGGCATGCCTACTAAGTTCCCTGGTATGGAGGCCGCCGCTGCAGCGAAAGCTTAATAAATGTGCTAATATGCTAATGTGTTAATATGCTAATGGCTGCGCCACTCATTAGCACATTCCCACATTGGCACATTAGCACATTCACCACATTCCCACATTAGCACATTACCACATTAACCCTATGCAACTAAAACGTCTCGTAATCCACTGCACCGCCACTCCTGAAGGCCGTGAGGTGACAGCGGCCGACATACGCCACTGGCACTGCGACCCCGTGAGCAAAGGAGGTCATGGTTGGAAGCAGGTAGGATATACCGACCTCGTCCACCTCGACGGCCGCATAGAACGGCTCGTTAAGAATAATGAAGACATGATAGTCGACCCTTGGGAGGTGACCAATGGCGCAAGCGGCTACAACTCCACATCGCGCCACATCGTCTACGCAGGCGGCTGCGATAGGCAGATGAGGCCGAAGGACACACGCACCGCTGCTCAACGCACCGCCCTCGAAGCCTACGTCAAGGACTTCCACCGCCGCTTCCCTACGGTCCAAATCGTTGGCCACAATCAATTGAACCCCAGTAAGGCTTGCCCTTCGTTCGACGTAAAGAAGTGGCTCAACGAGATTGGAGTAAACTTATAAGTTGACGAGTTAACAAGTTGACGAGTTAACTTGTCAACCTGTGAACTCGTCAACAAGAAAGAAAGGAAGAATGGCGGACACTATCTTGCAAATAATCCAGTGGGCAATACCTTCGGGGGGCATTGGTGCCGCCATAGCATGGTTTGCCAACCGCAGCGCACGCAAGGCCGATACGGCCAAGAGCGTACACGATACGTATAAGCTCATGTATGAAGACGTGAGCCGCGAACTATTAGAAACGCAAAAGAAAGTAGATGGAAGTACAAAGAAAATGGACGCACTGGGCGAAGAGAATAAGCGCATACGTTATGCGCTCAACCGCCTTACACGTGCCATTCAAGCTATTCAGCGTTGCCCTCATAGCAGCACTTGTCCTGTCAGTTATGAGTTGTCGCTCGACGACGAAGGCAACGCGCCAAGTCGCGCAAAGTCAAGACGTACTGACTACAGACAGCGTGACACAGCACGAACGGACGACAACCGCTCTTTGGACGCAACCGATAAGGGCTGACACTACACGCCTTGAGCTGAGGCTCGACTCCACCCTCCTCTCCTTACCCGAGGGGGCGAGCTTTACGGCCGCGAGTGGGCGCGCCCACTTGAAGGCGAGCCTAAAGCGCGATGAGAAGGGACGGCCCGCTTCTATCATCATCGAGGGCGGCTGCGATAGCCTGCAGCGGCTCTGCATATACTATCAAGCTGAGGCCGAACGACTCCAGACGGCCAACACGCAACTACAATCCACCGTCAAGACGCTTAACGCCGACCTACGCACGCGCGGCCGCACGTGGAACGTGTGGGCAGCACTGGCGCTACTGGCCGTGGCTCTCATCTTGATCATAGCCAACCGACAAATAAAGGAATAATAATAAGAAGGAAACTCCACCGCTATGGCACAACCAAACATACATAAAGGAAGACAGTCAAAGAGCTGCATCTTAACTACGAAGGCTTTATTGGTAAATTTAAGCCTAAGAAGACGACAGACGATTGCTACACGCCCCCCTACATTTACGAGGCTTTAATCGCTTGGCTACAAGCGAAAGGGTACATCACCCCCGACACGCCAGTAGTGCGCCCCTTTTGGCCTGAGGGCGATTTTACCAATGCTAAAAAAAGAAGTGGCCTTCACTCGTAGCCTTGACGCGCAGCGACCCCTTAAAAAGACCTTATACGGAAGTGGACTCTTCGTGTCGGACGATAAGGCCGCAGAGTTAAAGGCCGCAGAGTTAAAGGCCGCAAAGGAAGTGACCGTGTTCCGCTTATCAGAGAGAGAGCGACAAATTATTAACAATTTAGAATAGAAAAGAAAAAAACTTCACCACTATGACACCACAAAAGAAAGGCAGCACAATAGCCACCGCACGACGCAAAATGAAGATTATGGGTTTCCCCTGTCGCCAGACAATGGGGGCATTCTTGCGCTTTAAGCGCGAAACAGGACGTGAGGCTACTGAGATGACGAACGACCTCACCGACTTGCTTACGTTCCTCTACTGCTGCACAGCATCAGCGTCAGCGGCTGACGGCATTGAGTTTAACTTCACACTGGAGGAGTTTGCCGACCTCATCAGTCCCGACGAGCTAAGCCAATGGACGGCCGCTATGCAAGCTGAGGCGGCTGAGGCTGAGGCCACGACCGAAGGCGAAAAAAAAAGCCCTTCCGCATCACCGAGCAATTAGGCTTTGCACTGGGGGCGGTGGGGCTTACGCTGCGCGACTGGCAAGGGCTTACGCCTGAGGAGTGGACGGCCGTGGCCGACAGCTACGCTACAAGCCACGAAATGGTCATGCACGACGGGTGGGAACGTATGCGAATGCTCGCCACCATTACCATTCAACCACACGTAAAGAACCGCCTAACCCCCGACACGCTATTGCCCTTGCCTTGGGATAACGAAGCCACTTCTCACACAACGCAAGCCGCCCACGTGCCACCAGTCGGTAAAGACGAGGCGCGTGAGCGGCTTGAAGCGTTGATGAAGGCTACTACTATCAGAGCAAAGAGAGGGTAACACCCCCAAGGATAATCGCAAAAAATCAACTATCCCAATCTGTATTGTCGTGAGTATGTAGTCTTTCTACAAAAGTTTCATCATAGATTGCCAAATATATGACAGCAATTAGCAAAGCTACAAAAATTGCCGATGCAGAATATATCACCAAGGCATTAACAACTCCAGTAAATTGTACAATGATACACAACAATACTCCAACGAAAAGTGAAAGGCTAAAGATACACCAAGAAATTTGAATGCCCTTTTCTTTCAAGGTTAGTTCATCCCACTTCTTCTTTTTAGAGTCTTCTACATCGATACTTAGCTTTATTTTGATCTCTTCCGGCTTTTGTCCGCTTTTCATATCGCAATAGGTATTAGTCCTTTGCAAAGGTGTGACTTTATAAAATACCAACCAAGTAAAACTCCATAAATATATGGCTTCAAAAGAAATAAAATTCAACCTTAGGCTCGCTATTGACGGGAAGGAGCAGTTAGTGAGCGCAGTGACGTCGGCAAAAGAACTCAAAGCCTCTTTTAATGGCGTACAGAAAGAAGTTGAAGACTTTAGCAACACCTTCACCAATAAATTCAGCAAATGTTTTGCCAACGTAAACCAAATAATAGGCGCAGTAAATAGTGTTAGCGCGGCACTTCAAAGCCTCACGGCCGATAGCGACTCTTTTGCCAAATCAATGGTCGTAGCTAACACTATGGCGGGCAAAGGGGGCAAGGACTTTGCAGCGTTGAAAGATAGCGTGACGGAGCTATCGAAGGAAATACCACTCACGCGTGATGAGTTGGCCAACGGCCTTTACCAAGTTATCAGCAATGGTGTGCCAGAAAATAATTGGCTAGACTATCTACGTGCATCAGCCAAAGCGAGTGTGGGCGGTGTGGCCGACTTGGGCGAAGTCGTTAAGGTTACTTCTACGTTAATAAAGAGCTACGGCCTATCGTGGAAAGACGCTACCGCCATTCAAGACAAGATACAGCTAACGGCTAAGAATGGTGTAACGTCGTTTGAAGAAATGGCGCAGGCCTTGCCTCGTGTGTCGGGTGATGCGGCCACGTTGGGTGTGGGCGTTGACGAACTTATGGCCACCTTTGCCTCGCTTACAGGCGTTACAGGTAAAACGGCCGAAGTCAGCACACAGTTGGCGGCCGTGTTTACGGCCTTGGTTAAGCCCTCTTCTGAGGCTACGAAAATGGCACAACAAATGGGCATTGAGTTTAACGCAGCAGCCATTAAGAGCGCGGGCGGCTTCCGTCAGTTCCTCACACAACTCGATGCGAGCGTGAAGGGGTATGCACAAAGTTCGGGTATGTTATCGAAAGAGGTGTATGCAAAACTCTTCGGATCAGCCGAAAGCCTACGCGCCATTGGGCAACTTACAACTCAGCAAAAGGACAAATTTGCCGAAAACGCTGAGGCTATGAAGGGCAGTGCTGGTACGATGGAGGAATCGTTTAAAATGGTGGACAGTACAAGCAGCGCAACTATTCAAAAGATGGAGAACAGTTGGGGCGGATTAACTGACTACATTGCATCGGCCGTTAAGTTTTTAAAGCCAGCGCTTAATTTTGTGGCTACTATTGGACTTGCTTTAAATGCCTTCCAAACCATAACGCTATCACTCGGAAAGTTTAAAATAGCGGCTTTTGCCGCAGCCGTTAGGATTAAAGCACTTGCCGTAGCTCAAACCGTTTGGAAAGTTTCCACTATCGCGTGCGCCACCACTACTCGTGTGCTCAGCGGAGCTTTAGTAGCCTTGGGCGTGAGTGCCAACGTTGCAAAAGGAGCTATTCGTGGATTGTTGGCTTCGACAGGAGTCGGCATTGCCATTGCGGCTTTAGGCTTTGTGGTGGAAAAGGTGATAGGCTATTTCGACAAGTCGACCGAAGCCATTGAAGACAATACTGATGCGCTAAAGGAGAACCGACGTGCCACTACTCAGGCAGAGCGAAACCGCGAGGCGCTGAGCAGCATTCAGAAGACAGCGGCCGATAAGTATGCTGACGAGAAAGCGCGCATCGCGGCACTTACGCAGATTATCCACAACAGCAACGCGGAATACGCGGAGCGCATGAGTGCGATTAAGCGACTGCAAAGTATCATTCCTTCCTATCACGCACAAATCAGTAAGGACGGCTCGATATACGAGAAGAATGCGGAAGCGATTGATAAGTATATTAAGAAGCTGGACGAATTGGCTTGGGCTGAGGCTGCAGCCGACATGGTGAAGGACTTAAACAAGCAAATCATCACGTTCCAACTAAAGGCAGATGAGGACCAAGAGCGCATCGACGCTTATCAGGGCAACATCAACGAGCGCAACAAGCAACGACATGGGGGAGCTATCGACATCACACGCCCCGAAACGTATAAGGTGGACGGAACGCCTCTCACGGCGCAACAGATAGCAGAGAACAGACAAATAGATAAGGCCAACGCACGCGCCAAGGGATTTCAGAACAACGTGCAAAAGGACCGTGACTACAACCTTGGACGCGCCAACGACTTGACGCAACGAAAGAATGCCGTGTTCGCCATGGCGGGCAAACGTGGTTATACTTCTGCGCTTCATAATGCGCTAACGGGTAATGCCGAAACTATCGATAGGCCAGCCTACACGCCACCCGCACAAACCACCACGACCACAAACAAGCCTACTCATACCCCTACTCACACCCCCACCAAAACCGACACCGCTCCCACCTACGACGAGAAGAGCATTGAATGGTACGACAAGGAGATAAGCAAGCAGAAGGAACTGGCGCAAAGCACTAACAACCTCGACGCAGCGAAGAAGGCTATGGCTGAGGCTACACGACTGGAGGGAGAGCGCAAGGAGTTGGCCGTGAAGGTGGGAATTGAGAAGCCTGACGCGCCAGAGGTGAAAACTACGCTGGAGGCTCTGCAGGACCAACTACGCGCGGCTCAAACGGACTTCGACAATGCCGTGACCGTGGAGGCTAAAGTAGCAGCCATGACGAAGGTGGACGCGCTGCAAGCGCAAATCAATGAGGCTACGAACGGCCGACTAACGATTGAAGCGGAGGTAGAACCGCAGTACACGCAGACTGGCTCAGTAAGCGATAAGCGCAAGTCGTATGCCAACGCGCAGACGAAGGCCTCACGCGTCAAGAACGACTACGACATTGGCCTCATCAGTAAGGAGGAGGCGCAGAAGCAGGTGGACGATATCAACAAAGTACTTGCTTCGCTGAAGTTGAAACCTATCACCGTGGAGTTTGACACGACGAGCGTTGAAAAGGGTACGGGCAAGATGCGCGAGGGCGCACAGAGCATTCAGCAGTTGGGCAGCAGCATCGCGCAGTTAGGCTCACAGGTGCAAGAACCTGTAATCAACATTGCGGGTACGATAGCACAAGCCATTGCTACTATGGTGTTGGGCTACGCTGAGGCTTCGAAAGATGCAAGCAAACTTACGCCCTTTGGGTGGATAGCCTTTGCCGCTACAGGATTGGCTACGTTGCTGACGATGATAGCCTCTATCAAGTCGGCCACGAGCGGCAGCTATGCGCATGGTGGTATCATACCGGGCGGCAGCTATTCGGGCGACCGATTGACAGCTAATGTCAATTCGGGCGAGATGATCATCAACCGTCGTCAGCAGTTGCAGCTATGGCGCATGGTGCAAGCGCCTTTGGCCTCAGCTCCGCATTACACAACGCCTTCGAGCATGGTGCCGAGCCTCAACCTCGCGGCCTTACGCAACAGCTTTGGGGCGCAGCGCGTCGACGTGAATGTGAGCGGACGCATCAGCGGACGCGACTTGCAACTCATTAGCGATAAACGAAACAAAATTACTTCACGAGCATAGGGGGAATGTGCTAATATGCTAATGTGTTAATTTGCTAATGGCTGCGCCACTCATTAGCACATTCCCACATTAGCACATTAGCACATTCCCACATTAACACATTAACACATTAACACATTAACACATTAACACATTAACACATTAGCACATTCCCACATTAACACATTAACACATTAGCATCATGCTTTACAAAAGATACGCTGGCAGTTTTGTTAACTGCAAGGGCCAAACGTGGAGGGTCGAAATATGGCAAGCGAACAATGTGCCTTTCTCTACCGTTGGCGACCTCACGTTTGATGCCGACACGCCACTTGAATTAGAATGGGAGGAGCGCGAAAAGTACGAAACCATTTGTGGCGCAACGCTCACGATCAACATCGTAAGTCCTGCTGACCGCACGTTTACGGACCTCTTCCAAATCAGTCCAGGCAACGTCATGGCACACGTCTATCTTGACGATGCGCTCTTTTGGGTGGGTGGCCTCGATTGCGAAACGTACGAAGAACCCTATCAATCAGAGAAAGAGTACACCGTTACACTCACCTTTACAGACTTCGGCCACATGCAGCGCCTAAAGTATGGCGAAGCGGGGGGCATTAAGTCGGTGCGCCACTACATTGACTATTGCCTTGAGCAAGTGGGCCTCAGCGCAGTACCAGTAGAGGTGTTCACGTCGTTAGAGATGAACGACAGCGTGCTATGGGAGCATTGTGACCTTACACGCCTATACGTTGATGCTGCCAACTTCTACGATGAGGACGGTGAAGCCTCAACGCTTGACGAAGTGTTGAACGGTGTGCTGCAACCGCTTGCCTTGCGTATCGTGCAGCGTGCGGGCAAGATCATGGTGTACGACCTAAATGCGCTGCGCAATAATCCACCCAAGGTAGAAGAAATCACGTGGGACGCTACGGAGCAAACGCTATCGGTAGATAAGTTGGCGCAAGCGGCCGTCGTTAAGTTCTCGCCCTACACGGGTGGCAATCTCCTGTCCGACAGCAGCGTGACCATAGACCAAGACCGACTGACAGAGGTGGGCAGCGTGTTTAACATGTTTGGCCCTGGGTTCAAAACATACGAGATAAGTCGTTTCTTCCATTCTGCCTCTGATAGTGCTGCCACTGGCCTTACGCAAAAGCACCGCGATGCGCATTACTTCAAAATGGTAAAGACGGGTACGGGAGGCGCAGCGTGTGAGGGCCTTGCGTGGTTGGCCTTAACGAATTGCTGGCCGCGCAATAACCTCACGCTCAATGGGCAACAATCGCCTCTGGGGAGAGACGCCCATTATGCCTATGTCGAAGCAAACACGAGCGAAAACGTCGTTACGCGTGCCTTCAACGACCTATCGGGTACGTCGGACGAAGTGCTGATGCGTTTCCCTCGTGTGTACTGCCCTGCGGCCCGAAATCAAGTATCGGAAGATGTGATGAACTCTTACATTCACCTCACTATGGAGATGATGATAGACCCTCGTCTCAACCCCTTTGCCGATGCAAAGGACGAAACGAACGAAAAGGAGAACTTTAATTGGTGTAAGGTGCGTGAGGCTTACTGCTACATTCCTTTCTCGCTCGTCTTGTTTGACGGCAATGGCAAGGCCATAGCGCAATATCAGGCCAAAGGCTACAATAACGAGGGGCATTGGGTCGCAGTTGGATACGACGATACGAAATACTTCACGCATGCGCCCTCTTACCTCCTCTACTATGCCAACTCTAAGAGTGATAGCATAAAGGAGGAGAGCGGCATTCAAGGGTGGTCGAAGAACCATACACACACCCTTGGCCACGAACGAACTAATGAACAATACGCCACGGAGGGCGAAATCATTCCCCTGCCGAACACTGCGGGTTACTTGGAGTTGACCATTTATACAGGGTGCATCATCTTCGACGATACGGACGGAAAGGGGAAGGAATACCCCATTACCAATCCTCAGACGTGCCAACTCGACAAGTCGTTGCCCGACCCGAACGGATTGCGCGACGTGTGTATTAGCACGCAAACCTCTAAACGTGGGCAACGTATGAATTGGGCGCAACGGTGGTGGCTCTACAAGTTCCCGAAGTTGGAGATAGTACAAGGCCTCATCGCTGAGGCGGTGGAGAAGAGCGATGCCGAATACAGCGCATGGATAAACGCGAGCGCAAAGGACGAGATAAAGATTGACACCATTTGCGGCACAGCCTTTGGGAGCGACTTGGGGGTGACGGCACGAGGCGCCTACAAAATTTGGTATTCGTTTTCTCCTGGCCCTGGGCAGACGGATATTCCTCAACGATGTTTCCTGCGTCGCACCAACACGTCTGCGCCTTGGCTGATTGAGTACGACTTGTTAGGGCTGCTCTTTAGCCAGTATGGACACCGCGTACCTACGCTTGAGGGAGAGGCCATTACTCCGCTCTCACCGCTACAGCTCTTCACCGACCGCGCGATGCCGAGCGAGGACCTCTTTATGATGAAAAGTGAGGTGCTCAGCGCCTACGACGGCACAAGTAATATTAAATTTGTAAGGCTCGAACCCGAAGAGTGGAACAAAGAAATCATTAAATAACAACAACTAAGGCTATGGACTATAAAGTAAAAACACGATACGTTACAGCCACGCCACGCAGAGCGCGCAAAGGCAATAACGCTGAGGCCTCAGCCACAAGCAGCGGTGGCGGTGGGGCTTCCATAAGCAGCGGCAGTGCTTCTACGGCCGATGCTCACACGCACTCCAATCTCGACACGCTGAATCAGTTGGACGCTGCTCCTGCCGACGGCTACCTCTATCTGGATAGTACCGACACCGACACGGGCGAAACCGTCCGTACAAAGGTGAAGGCAGGATTTGCCGATGAGGCTACCTCAGCCGACCACGCCACCACGGCCGACCACGCCACGAATGCTGACAATGCGACCCATGCCACCGAAGCCGATCATGCAGCCACGGCCGATCATGCTGCCACGGCCGACGACCTTACGCAATGGGACACGGCTGACGAGCGTTACTTAAGCCGCCAACACGACGACACGGCCGAGGGGAGCGTCACCTTCCGCAAGGCTACTAACTTCGAAGCCTCAGCACAAAGTCCCGACTTCGTGAGCAATGGCTTCGCGGGGAGTGGGTGGGCTGCACAAACGGCCGATGACGGACAAACTTACGTAGAGGCTGACAACCTCCGCATTCGCGGAAGGCTCACGGCCTTTGAACTCGTTATCGAAAAGATACGGGCCATTTGTGGCGCACTGGGTATCAGCCAAGCCTGCGGCCGCGTGAAGAGCGTGGACGGGGACGCTACGAACTATTACTTAGTATTAGAGGGGGACGATACGCACGGCTACGGAGGTTTCCAAGCGAACGACTTCATACGTTGCCAACGTTGGACAACGAACGGCGCTCGCGGCTATTGGGTAAGGGTTAGCTTCATAGGCAGCACAGCAGGCGGCCACGACAATGTGTTGGCCATTAATAGGTCGGAGTTCGATGCAGCCATTGTCGAACCTCATGCGGGCGAGGCCAACGTTTACGACCACATCGTGCAAGATGTTCCCGCGCAAGTAGCCCAACTCGTAACAGACGACCGTACCGCCCTCATCACTGCCGACGACGGCACGTCCATGCTCCTTGCCGACAATAGCAACGCCCCCATTGCAGGACAAATGGTACTCCCCGAAGCAGGCGACGAGTTGGTACAATACGGCAACGCTACCGACCCCACACGTCAAAGCGCCATTTACATTCATGCCAACGGCACAGGTCAACCTGCGATCGACTTACTCACTGGTATCACCTCCAAGAGCTTTGTCGGTTGTCTCGCTTGTCGCCTGGGTGGCTACCTCCCCACAGGTGGCTTTGGCCTTTATGCCAAGAATGGGCAAATCATCTCTCTCTCACCCGACGGCCACACCACTCACTACAGCCTCAACCCTGACGGCTCGTTCTCGCTTGGACAAGGCGCAATCCAATACAACGGCAAAGGCAACGTTACAATCGGGAGCAATGTCACGATCAACTGGGGTCCACAGAGCCAAACGACATACAAATGGGCCGTTAGTGACAATGGAGTTACCGCCCCGAATCATGACTGGGATAGTACGTTCCCAACCAACATTGCGCAAGGTAAGTATATATGGAAGCGCACATTTTATCCCGACGGCACTGAGACGACAGAGTTGATAGGCTTCGTTGGTAAGGACGGTGTACAAGGTACGCCTGGGCCACAAGGCCCTCCGGGGGAACAAGGTAAACCTGGGGAACAAGGTAATCCTGGGCCACAAGGCCCTCCTGGGGAACAAGGTAAACCTGGGGAACAAGGTAAACCTGGGGAACAAGGTAATCCTGGGCCACAAGGCCCTCCGGGGGAACAAGGTAATCCTGGGCCACAAGGTCCAAAAGGCGATGACGGTGCAGCCTACTATATTCTTGCCCCCGTTGGCTCAATATCGCGAACACAAAAAGACAGCACTACCACACCCTCTTATAGCCAAAAGACGATTACCGTTGAAGCCTACCGAACGCAAGGCTTAAAATCAACGAAGTTTACAGGAGGTGTAATGAGGTGGGCCATTTATAGAAAAGACGGTACTACGATACAAAAAAAAGGCACAGGAGATACGGTAACGATTGATTATCTACACGCGACACGTATTGAGTTTAAGTTATTCGTCAACGAAGTCGAAGTAGCACAAAAAACTATTCCAGTCGTTTGGAATGGTAAGGACGGTACGAACGGCAAGGACGGAGCAGACGGAACAAGCCTACATAGCAACCTTCTCGTGCATACCGACTTCGCGCCAAAGGCAGAGAACTACGCTGGCACGTGGCTCAATTTCCGCTCATCGCTCGCCACGATTAGCGGCACGCTGAACGAGGGTGCAGCGGTGGGCGATACGGATATGCTCTCTGCTTCGGTATCAACACAGACGGACATGTTCAGATATGATGTAACAAAGTTGCTCAGCCCTCAGACGTGGTACGTTATAGGCATAACAATGCGTGGCACAGGTACTGCCACAGTATATTGTTACACCGATACGAACGAGCAAACGATTTACGTTGACGGAAAGGCAGGCGGTTCACCAAGTGACGCAAGTGCTGCATTTGCATTGACCTCAACATGGAGACGCCATTACATAGCATTCTGTACAAAATCAAGCCTTAGTGGTACAAAATACGTGTTGGTACGTTTAACAAGTGGCTCGCAAGCAGACATCTCAATGGTCACATTGGGTAGGCCATACGGAGGTGGATCAGCATTAACAGCTGACGACTACATTCAGAATGATGCGCAGCTTGTCCGCATGGCTACACCGTCCAACATGGAGACGTTCTGCGGCATCAACTCTTTGTGCGCATGGCGAAGCAGTGAACGCGAGTTTGACTTTTATTCGCAATCGTTAGGCTCAACAATCATTTCTGGACAATGGTACACGCTTTCTTTCTACGCACGTGGTTCGGGTAGCCTCAACACTTTCGTATATGATTATGGCGGACGCGTCTTGTCTGATGCAAGCGCAGATATGCCAATGGCTGACGGAGTGAAGGAAACTGCATTTAAGAATGACGGAAGCCATACATGGGAGCTAACCGCAGAATGGGTGCGCCACATCTATACATTCCGTGTACGCCCTGACGGCTCTTATGCCAGTCCGCTCTTACTATTCAGAGCAACAATAGGCACGAGCGGTGACTTCATCGCTATCAATCAAGTAAAGCTCGAAGTGGGCAAAACCGCCTCCGATTGGTGCTTAAACGAAATGGACAAGAAAGCCGTTTCTTTGCCCGACTGGATGAAAGCCTTCAATGGCTATACCAAGAGCGGTGACAACTACATCGCAAGTGGTAACGCGTTCTTCGGCCGAAAAGAGATTGAAGACAATACTTATACGGGGTGCATGATGTCGTCTAACGGATTGCAGATAGGTGGCAATACAGTCGTAGGTCTGTACGCATTAGACCACAACATACTGAAAGTAGCAATCGACCCCGTAAATCAGCAATACTACTTCAAAGGCAAGGTCTATGCCGATGAAGGCATATTCAAAGGCACCGTATATGCTGACCAAGGTGTATTTAACGGCATTACAACGGGTATGCAGCTTAACTCGGTAACGGTAATTACAGAGAATAACTATACCAACTATCTCGAGTTAAGAACGCATAATGTTACAGGACTTGGGAGTAAACATTACACTAAGTACGCATACCCCATTATCCCTAATATATCAACCATTATCAATGTAAACTCTTTACCCGAAACAGTGACGGTTGACGAAAGCACCGCTGATACGAAGATTAAAGTAACGAAAAACTATCGAAGTTGGGTGTTGCCTCCTTATGGCAGTAAGGACGAAGACATTCAGCAAGCACTCGCTCTCATCGGTTGCAAATTAGTCATCTACAATAATGTCGGAAGTTACGAAATAGCCCTTTATGGCCGTTTCTTTAAGGCTGGGGAAACTGATCTCGAGGCAAGTCTAAAGCTCGCAAAAGGTATGGTCGCATTGACAATGTGTGTCGGGACTGACGGACAATTTTATTGGCAATATAGCGGTGCAATAGCCGAATTAGAAGTAGACGGATCTAAATTTGCTGGAACGTTAAAGCCTGGTACTGGGTTCATACATAAGGCAGAAATCAATTTTCCTCCCATTATTAGGCCCTAATAATTAACAACCATTGCAAAAACCTCTAAAAAACAAATAACATGGCAACAAAAAAACTCTCAGAAGCATTAGCCGAGTTGCAAGCAGCAGCGAGTGTGAGCGGATTGGACGTGCGATTGGTCGTTGCTGGGCAGACCGACACAGACAATGCGCAAACTATCACGCTACAACAATTACTCACGGCATTGAATGTACCCACCGCACAGAGTGGTCCGCAAGGAACAAGCAATAATTATGTGTACTCATCTGAATCGGATTATACGCAGTGTGTGCTGAGCAGCAAGATATGGACGTACACGCACACTGACCGTAACTTGTTCCTCCGATTTAAGCACTGGGGCGCAGCCAACGACACCGAACAAACCAATTATAGTCAAGTATTGCTATGCCATATGGTAAACCGTAACCAAGACGGACTGATGGATAAATATGTGTTTGCTCGCATCCTAAATCACAATCTTGCAGAAGGGCAGAGTACTACAGACAAGGTGATTGTCAACTACACAAACTTTGCAGAAAGTGGCAACAAACAACTTGTAATCACTAAGGCCACCACAGCAAAGGCAGGTGTAATGACAGCAGAGGATAAGACAAAGCTTGATAATTTAACTGCTTATGCACGTGACCTTGGAGATTTTGAATCGGAGGGAGCAGCTCTCGATGCGCTTAAAGATATTGAAATATCAAGCAATTCTAATATTGTACACGTGCATTGCACGTATGCGAACGGAGCAATGAGTATTACAATGATGCAAAATGTTGAAAATGATTATGCAAGACAAATTATTTTCAACAAATCAAAGGTTTTTCAACGTGCTATTTATTTTACTGATGGCACTCGCCAAGAAATAAGTCATGCAGAAGATTGGAGTTGTCTTTTCGGTGATAGATTACAATGGGATAGCGGAGAGAATAAATATGTATTACGCCAATTCGATTTGTCGTTCAATCAGAAATATACAGACCCTATACCCACCGCAACTGCAAACAATGATGGCCTCATGAGTAAAGAAGACAAACAACTACTCGAAAAGATTAAAGCACAACTTAATTTATAAGGCGTTTTATTTGGATAGTACAAAATAATGTAGTATCTTTGTGTTGTGTTAAATAAGTAATGACATTATGAAAAGAAAGGTTTTAAAAGTAACTCTTTCTGAAGAAGAGTACGAACTGTTAGAAGCCATTAGGAATTATAACAAGAGTTATCCCGATGGCTATCCACAATTAATGTGGTACGCGCAAGAGTTGTTTGACAACATGCTTCGCCAACCTTATTAAAGTCAAAAAAATCCCGCTCAAAGCGGGCGGGATTTTTATATATAAAGTTATGGAAGATAGTAAGATTACCGATATGAAGGAACGCTGCAAAGACATTTTAATGAGCGTTTCGTGGTTGGATTTTAGCAACCGTTATTTTAATCGTTCCTCGTCGTGGTTTTATCACAAGATGGATGGGATAGATGGCAATGGGGGAAAAGGCGGTTTTACCTTAGAAGAAAAAGAACAATTTAGGAATTCATTATTAGATCTTGCGAGTAGGATACGCAAGACTGCCGAAAAGATATAAAATTCAGCCAAGTCATTACTATATAACACACAAGCCACCTATGGCTGATAGGTGCAAGTTAGAGCCTCATGCTATTAAGTGTGAGGCTCTTTGCTACCCAGCACGCATATAACATACGCCCTTACCCCTCTCCGTGTAAGGACTTTTTTTTGTATTCCCCTCCTCCCATTTTGTGAGCTATTTGTGAGCAGCAAACAAAGCCAAATTCTAAAAGTATATGATAATCAATACATTATACACAATCGCGAACCTGCTTTGGGAGCAGGGGGTCGTGGGTTCGAATCCCGTCGCCCCGACATAAGGAAAACCGCTGATTATCAAGTTGTTAAGGCTTGGTAATTGGCGGTTTTATTGTTTGTTGTTACTCGTTTTTTTACCGCACAATACCGAAGACGAAAAAAAGCCCTTCTGCATCACCGAGCAATTAGGCTTTGCACTGGGGGCGGTGGGACTCACGCTGCGCGACTGGCAAGGGCTTACGCCTGAGGAGTGGACGGCCGTGGCCGAAAGCTACGCTACAAGCCACGAAATGGACATGCACGACGGGGGGGAACGTATGCGTATGCTCGCCACCATTACCATTCAACCACACGTAAAGAACCGCCTAACCCCCGACACGCTATTGCCCTTGCCTTGGGATAACGAAGCCACTTCTCACACAACGCAAGCCGCCCACGTGCCACCAGTCGGTAAAGACGAGGCGCGTGAGCGGCTTGTTAGCTTGATGAAGAGAATGAAGAGTTAATAATAATAACCTCCCCCGCCTCGGAAATCGTCGTCAATAAACGCCAATATGCCCATTGTAGTGAAACATACAACCAACGCTGCAACCAACATTACCTGTATAAATTCATTTGAACAATACGTTGATGATATAAATACAATTAAGCAAATATTTACTAATACAGACAACCAGAACAAAAATCTGCACACTGTTATTACTTTTTCTTTAATTGTAAAGTCCTTATGGTCCTTTTTTTCGCTTTCCATATCGCAATAGGTTCTTGTTTTGCAAATATGATACTTTATAGATTACTAACCAAGTAAAAACTCAATAAATATATGGCTTCAAAAGAAATAATCCGAAGGGAAGAAGTCGTTCCCTCTTTCCTTCTTAAGCGTAGGGTTTTTATATATAAAATGGCATATACGCACCGCGCAGATAGAAAAGCACAACATGCCCAATAATATAAAAAAGAGCGTGTACTGTGCGTCTGACCAGTCATGAGTGGACACGACAATATAAGGAAGAAGTATTGAAAGTATTAACACTATGAAGCTGAAGAAAGTTTCTGCCACATCAGCTTTCTTCTTTCGCTTTTGCAACTTTGGAGAGAGTGGTTTCTCTTTCACTTCGCAAGTAAATTCTATTTTGATCTCTTTCGGTTTCTGTTCGCTTCCCAT